CGCTTGTTGGTGGACGGCCCCGGAGGAACCATCGAAGGAACCATCAGCGCGTGCGCCTTGTCGAACTCCTGTAGGAAGTGGTACGTCCGGTACAGGGTTTCCCAGACCAACAACTCTTCCCACTCCACCGGGATCAGCAGAGTGTGAGCAGCGGGGTCCGTGGTCGAAATCACCGGCTTGCGCCAGAAGTACACCCTGACCGTATGGCTGGACGACGAAGGCGGGATGTTAAACTCAATCGTATCTTCGTTAATCCGGGAGTACAGCCGGGGCTGACCGTTGGATTGGAAGGTGTACCATTCGTGGTTCCGGGCGTCGTCCCGGATCAAACGGTACTTGTGAGTGGAATCCACCGTGTAGCGGATCGAGATGATGCCCGCCACTTCGTAGTTCGACAGGTTGGTGGTCAGGTCGAGCGTCGGAGTCCCCGCCGTAACGGCGATCTCATCCGAGCGCACCAGCAACTCGGGGAAGGGGATCTTGTTGCACAGGGTACGGTAGGCTTGAATCGCCGCCGTCTGAGCGAATCCAATCGTGGCGTCGGGCCGGACGAGGATGTCATTGGCGACGATGCTCGCGATATCTCCAATCGTCGCCACGGTTAAATCTCCTCCGCGTTACCAAAAAACCGATATCGAAACGCCCTCGTGTCCGCTCCCTCGTATTGCGAGTTCTTGGAGATGGCCCGCGCGATCTCCTTGTCTCGTCTCTCTACGTCTACGTTGTCTACACAGGTGTCAACACAGACCAACCGCCCCAGCGTGAACCGCGATCCCGAGGTCCGAAGCTCGCTCATGGGGCGATCCATTCCACAGATCGCGCATACATCGAACGCTTCGCCCACGCGGTAATGGCGGTTTCGCCTCACACTAGGACAACCTCAACAAACCCGGAATCCAGGGCGGCGACTTCCAGCGGTCCCGCAATGGTCGTGCCCAAGTTGAAATCTTTTACGAACTCGGTCTCGCCGTTCACCGCCTCGTGGAAATAGACGGTGTAACCCCGACGATCCTTGAGGTGAATGGCATCCCCGGCGGCGGAAGCGCCGTCGGGTTGCCACACAATTCGTTGAACGTGAAGTTCGGACACGGCAGGGCTGGTACGGCCCACGATGCCGGGAGCGTCGTCTGGATAAATCTTCCAGATATTGCCTGTAAGCTCTGCCATGTCCGAGTCTCCTTAACTAAACGTCGGTCGAGTCGGTCTTGCCGAGGTTGATGGCAGACTCGCCAGGGTTGTTCACGACATCCAGCGGATCGAAGTAAACGAACGTCGCGCCGGTGATCGCTTCGTTGATGTTCGCGGCGTTGTCGTTGAGCCGCATACGGATGTTCGGGCCGATCATGCCCGTCGATCCCGTGATGGTGTCGATCAGGAAGATGTCCGCCGAGTTCCGGGTACGGAAGGTGACGTTCTTGACTTCCAGGTCGGTCGCCGCCGTGGTGCGGATGTCAATGCCGCCAACCGCGAAGTTGCCGTCCATCCACAGCCCGTCGATCAACACGTTGTCCGATCCGACGATGGCAATACCAGAGTTAGTGCCAGCCAGCGAGTCGCCATCGTGGCGATAGTCGAGGATCTTCATGCGGTCGGCGTTCGCGTCCGTGAGGATCACGTCCACGGCTTGGCCGGTCACATCGCGCCATTCACAGGACACCATCGTGAAGTCCGCCGCGTTCACGTCAATTGGGGCAACAAGCGCGTCGATGCCACCCGTGAACAGGATGTTCTCGATGTAGATGTTCGCCGCGTCCACGTCCATGTCCGCCGTGGTCGCCGTGGTGAAGTTCACCGTGGGGCGGTTGGAGCCATTGCCGAGGCCGATGATGCTGATGCCGACGACATCCAAATCCAAGCCGCCCGCAGCCGTCACCGTCTCGGTGTGGCCCGGCATGACGTAGATCACATCGCCCTTGCTGGCCGTGCAACGGCCAACGGCATAGTCGATGGAAGCGAACGGCTCATCGGGATTCGTGCCACGACCCGGCGAATCGGAACCCGTGCCGGAATGGACGAAGAAGACCGAGCCGGTCGTGGTGTACGGAAAGGCCCCGGCTCCAATTTGCGGAATGCCGAAGCTCGAAACACCGTGAGGGAATTTAGTCAGACCCATCTGATTCTCCTGAGGGACGGTCCTTGCGGAACGCCTCGGGGGTTTGGCCCCCCGACTTACCCTGAACCGGATGGTCTGCCGTTCATCCGATGGTTTGAATTAGGGGGAGCCGCGCTCCCCCTGTTTAATCGCGCCCGCTGCGCCTCGAACGACTTGCGTTAATGCCGACTGTTCCAGCCAGCCCCCGGTCACCGTTTGCGAGCCACGCAGTAGGGGTCCTCATTACGGGTTGCTGCCAACCCAGCCGCGATAGTCCGTCACGCCAGCCGAAATACGCATCGTGCATTTGAACTTGGCGCTGCCGGTCTCGAAGTCGTCGGTCTGTTCCATCTTCGGGCGCATCCGCCAGTAGAAGGTTAGGCTGTTCTCTTCGTTCGAGCCGAGGAACCAGTTGTTCGTGTCCGACAGGTAGTGCAGGACAACGGGGGTCAGCCGGTTGTAGACGGGGTTGATCGCGTTCTCGCCGCTGTTCGGGTCGAACTGCGATTGCAGAATCTTCGCCGCCGTGAACTGAAGGTTGACGGGGATGAAGAGTTTGTTCGGGCTGATCGCAATGCGAAGACCCCTTTCGTCAACCATGTTCTCGTAGAGAATCAGGGCGTCTTGGAGGGAAGTCACCGAAAGCTGAGCAGCCGGGTTGAGCAGATTGCTCTGGGTAGCAGTCGTCACCGCGCCCTGCGAGGGATCTTGCAGCGGATGAGAGGCCGAGAAGAAAGCCACGCCGTCAGCCGTGGTGGTCGAAGAGAACCCGGAGTTCAGCGGGACGATGGCGACGGTCTCAACCGTATCGCGCATCGACTTCGCCAGATCCTTCGGGAAACCCTGGATCACGTCGTACTGATCGTCATCCATCATTTCCTGCGTCACCTGGAAGGCCAGGGCGTAGGTGTCATGGATGTAGCGCTTCGCCGGACCCATCAACGGATCGTCATAGGTGACCTGAGCGCCTTCGTTCTTTTTGCGAGCTAGACCGAAACCGGCCAGCCGGTGGTGGTCCTCAAACGCGCGGTCGGAAGTCTTGACCGTCGCGTACTGCGAATACTCCTCGGGGTGTTTCGCCCAGGAGTCCTTCATCAGGTTGTCGATGCCGGGAGCAAGAAGCTCACCAAAGTTTCCACGAAATGTTGCCATGGTGATTGCTCCTTAGACGAAGGCTCGCTTGGTCGACGTAAACTTGAAGTACACGTACTCCGGGTTGTTTGGGTCGAGGTCAACGATCTCGACAACGTGATCCGCGCCGGTGCCGGTATCGGTCGAGTCAACCGACCAATAGCCGTTGGCCTCCAGCGCCAGTTCGTAGCGGGTGCCCGGCTGAACCAAGGCGACGGTTCCGGTCTGGCCGTCCGTCAGGGCTCCCCGGAAAATTGTTTGGCCCGTGGCGTGGATGACTTGACACTTGCCATCCTTCATCGGAGAGCCGACAGCCGGACGCTTCGCGCTCGACATGCCGACAACCGAACCGTGCTCGGAACCAAGCTCCGAAGTGTTCTGGGTCGCGAGATTGTGCCCCGCTTCGGCGGCTATACCAAGAACGATCTCGGTGCCCCCAAAGCTCGTGGTAACCGGGTTGACCATTCCATCGCTGTCGAGGAAGACTGGCGTACCGGCTTTGAATGTCTCGGAGGCGTCTTCGGGATACCGCTCATTAGGCGGGAACCCGTTGCCGTCGTACCGGACCACAGTAATCGGACAGGCTGCTGCCATCTGTGTGCTCCTAACTTACGGTTGCGCCGTCTTCGTTCATGAGTTCGACGCGAATGCCAGCCTGCCGGGCCTTGTTCAAAATCGACTTACGGGCGTCCACGACATGCTGCATTCCCTTCAACTCCGAGTAGAGTTTCCGGTACTGGTGCGTCTCTTTGTCGATGGACATCAGGATCAAGTCGCCGCGCCGGAACGTGTAGTCCGGTTGACGCCACTGGATTGAAACAGTGGGGTTGTCCTTCTTTTCCTTGGGGTCTTTGACGATCTGATACCCCCAGCCCATCATGCCGGCCAGGGATTCCGAACTCGCGTTCGCCCAAATGTATTCCTTGTCGGCGTCGCCGTTGAGAAGCGCTCCGAGATTCCGAGTCGCGTTCTCGTGGATGACTTGCATCTTGGCGAGCAGGGCGGCCTTCGCAGCCGCTTCTCTCTCGTTTGCCGTGTCGTATACGGGGTATGCGCTCATGCTGTCTTCTTTTGCCGGGGCTTACGGGAGTCGAGGGTGATGACGTTCGCCCAACCGCTCTTGAGCATGTCGCGGCCCGTGGCTGGGGCGCTCTTGTCGGAGTGGTACTCCTTCACCGCCGCCTCGTACTTGGAATGGTCCATGCCGAGCCAATCGGCCATCTGTTTCTGTTCAGCGGTCAAACCCTGTTGCTCGCCTCCCGGGGTGAACCCACGGCGCGAGGGGGCGTTGATCGAGGTCGCGGCCTTCTTCTTCTCCGCCTTCAGTTGCGCGATCTCATCGAACTTGTCGGCCTTGACGGCCTTGAGGGCCTGAGTCCAAACGAAAGGGTTGCCCCAATGCTCCGGGCCGTAGGTCGATTGAACCTGCGCTTCGATCTCGCCCTTGTACTTGTCGTAAACGTCGGAGTCCAGACCGCGCGCTTCCTCCCGCGCCATCTTCACCTGGAAGGGGTGAAGTTGCGCTTGGATCGCGGCGGCTTGCTGGGAGGCGACGTGCTGTGCGACTTGGGCAGTTCCCCGGATGGGGTCCTGGAAGAATTGCTCTTCAAACTGCTTCTTGGCGTCGGGGTTCTGTTGGGGGCGCTGGTGCTGCTGCTGGGGTTGCCGGAAGAACCCGGAAAAGAACTGGCCCTGGTCGTCCAGCTTCTTGTTCTGGGCCTCGATAGCCTTCTCCAGCCGCTCTAGGCGGTCGGGGTCTTGCTTCAACTCCTCCTCTTTGAAGAGAACTTGCTGACCGCCGCCGCCCGACGCCTCGTCTTCTTCAGCGAGAAGAACCCGTTTGTCAAACATCTATAATGCTTTATAGCACTTACGAGCGGTAAGTGCAAGCATCACTTCAAGAATTTACTGTATCTGACTGAATCGCTTGAGTTTTGGCGTTCGCAGCGTCCTGGATGGTACGCCGAACTTCCCTTAGGAAGTCTGGCGTAAGTTGTTCAATCCATTCATCTTGCGCGTCAAGACGCCCTTGGGCGTACCGGATTTGGTCCAGGCTCGCCTTCTGGCTACGCACCACGGTCTCGTAGTGCTTACCCCTGCTGCGGGCGTACCGCTGGAACAGGGGCCATCCCTCCGACTGGACCATTCGGATTAGGAGATCCCATTCCTCCAGGCTGAGAGGGTTGCCCTTGAGGACCGCTTCCGCTTGGTCCAGCGCTCGATTGAAGGATTCTTGGAGCATTGGGGATGTCATCTACCATTCCGTGTAGGCCGAACTCGTCAAACAGCGCCTTGGCGAGCCCGTGCTGCATCTTGAGGGTTTCCCCGGCGAACTGCTTCAGGATCGGGTTGGCGGTCTGGTCGATTGCCAACGGAAGAAGCTGTTGCTGGGCTTGGGCGAACTGGTTGAGTGTGTTCGCCATGGTCATGAGGTTGGCCTTGCGGGCTTCCTTGTTCATCGCCGCATCGGAGACGCGAACCTCGAATACGCTACGCGAGAGCATTTCCGGCGTGGACATCTCCATCGCCTGCCGCACGAGCGGCTGCATCTCGGGGGCAAGCTGGCCGATTGTCGGGTCGTCGGGGTTCATTTCGCGTTGGAGCGCGACCATGCCCCTGATGACATTCCCGAGGTAGAGCCGGAAGTCCTTGATGTTCGTGTCTTGGCGCTGATTCCCTTCCGCCATGACTGCCATCGTGCCCTGGGTGTTGTAGACGCCGCCCTTGCCCTGTCCGCCCTGAGAAGCGGCCTGCATCCCGGCTGAGATGCCAGATACGCGGTCCATGAGCGAGAGAGTGTGGTTCTCCTCCGCAATCATGTCCTGGTAGTTGCCGCCGATCACTTCCACCCGGAAATCGTCCATATCCTCCAGGACATAGTTCTTGCCGGGGTAGAACATCGCCGTCCCTGCTCCGGGGATTCTGGCTCCCTCTTTGGTAAGGACCAGGGGCGCGGAAGCCATCACGCTAAGGTTACGTCTTTCGTTGTGGATTGAGGAGACTTCTTCCTGCCCCTGGCCCAAAATCTGACACATCGACTCGCCGGGGAACACATCATCCCTCGGGAACGGTCGGTAGTCGTAAAACAGCGGGACTTGCGGCGGGTATTGCGACAGGCCGAAGCTCAGCAGTTTCGCATTGACGGGCTCAAACTCCGCGATACAGCGGAACGTCGCGCCCTGAACTTCCCAATCAAAGTGGCATTCGATCACCTGCATCTCGCGGTAATCGGAATCCGAGACGCCGGCGTCGGACTGTTCCTGGTTTCTCTTGGCGTCAGAGGGGAACCGGAGAGCATTCTGAATCTCTTCCCCGCTCAACCCCCACTCCTTCTCGGCGTTGACAGTCGCCGCCATGTCCTCGGTGTATCTCAGCCGGTGGAACACGATCTCCGCATCCGCCAGCCGGTTCGCCGTGATTGGGTAAACAAACCAGTCATCGAAGGCGATGAAGTCCACCCACGGCCCCGAGTAGCGGGTAGCCGGGATCGCCTCGACCTTCGTATCCCCTTCATCCTCAAAGGTTTGCATGGGGATCTGGACTTCATCCTCTTTCCAGAACACCTTCGCCATGTTCGTTCCGTACTTGTTCCCGCGATACAGGGAGCCACGGGCGAACTCGTAGATGTTCCAATCCTGGCGGCACTTCAAGTCGATGTACTCTTCAAACGCCGCGCGAACCTCGGAAGGATAGCCTGACACCGCAACTAGTGGCCGGGTATTGAACACGACGTTCAGAGTCCGCGCCACGAACGTATCAATGTACATGCGCGCAATCGGAACGACGATATTCGAGGCGTTCGGCCACGGGAAATTCCGCGTCTTCTGCGCGGGCACGGCGCGATAGGTCCGGTCCCACATCCGATAGAAGGACGTTACCTCCTGAGAGCGTGCCGTCTCCGCCCGGTCCCACATGGTTTTGAGGTAGCCGGTAATCTCGGATTTCTTTTCCGGGCCAAGATTGGGTTTGATTTGACCTATCATCGTGTGCTATCCTTGCTTCTATAGGCGGGAGGCTCCTTCCTCGTTTCCTCTGAACCCTCCCCTTCCGGCCTCCCGCCTACCTCTCTTTTGATTCCGTATCGTTCGTTCCAGACGATAAAGCTGGGCGCTCCGAATGGTTGCCCTTCCGGTTTGTAGTACCAGAAGCAGTCGGATCGCGTAGCAACTGGGCTAAACACCCACGTTCCGGGTTCTCCTTGCGTCCGATACCAGACCCAGACTAAGGTGCAGGACCGAAGACGCTTGATGTCGTACCCGTAACGCTGCTCGCTCATCCTCTCAACATCTCCGAATACGGCGTCGCCATATCGCGCAGGCGCTCCTGCTCGTACTTGTCATACTTGGTCTCTTCCTCCGAGTCCATCGGGTAGCGCCACACCCGAGGCCCCTGAGCTAGAGCGTCCAACAAATCGTAGTCATGCCCCGGCACGGTGTGCGGGAACGTCGCAGCCATCTCCAGGATTTGCGTTTGCGATTCGTGAATCCCGAACTTACCCTTCTCTATCACGGGGATGAGGTAGTCTCTCACCCGGATCTCCATCGGCCTGCCTGAAGTCGTCACCGGCTCGATCCGCCTGAACGGGCGGGCCTTCATCTCTTTGAACTCTTTCGACTTCTGAAACTGCCGGATGTAGTATTCGGCCATGTTCTGCGCGCCTACGTCTTCGTAGGTCAGCATCACCGGATCCCAAACCGTATTCAGTTCAAACAGCTTGGCGAAAATCTTTTCGTAGGCGTCCTTCTTGATGTAAGAGTCCAGCAGGAAGACGTGCTTGTCCACCGCCGTTCCCACGACCGCGATGGCCGGCAGCGACCGGGAGAGTTTCTTCTTGGCGTTGTAGGGGTCGTAGTGGATGTAGCGGTTCATCCCTTCGATGTAGTACGACTTCTGGCACGTCTTGCACCAAATCTCGTTGGACGACCGGATCGTGTACAGGTGGAACTTGTCGGAGTCCATGTCCGCGCCGCCAGGGGGACGGGGCTCATTCTGGTACTGTGCGAAGAACTCGTCCTCGTGCATGGACGCCCGCTTCTGATCGAGCACTTCCAATGTGTACACATCGGGCCACGTCGGGACTCTTTCACCCTTCTCGTTGACGTTATACGACTTGAGCGTGGAG